ACAAGTGTTTGTGCAGGTTCATTAGCAGGAATAGCTTTTGCTATTACTTCTGCGGTAAATAACTGTTTATTATACTGCCGTGGAATGGGTCCAGCTTTAGTTGCTTTACTACCATTGTATCTACTATTAATGATACCGGTTTTAGAGTACGAACATTTTTGTAGTTCAGCATCAGTTGCTGTACCGGCATTAATCGCAGTAAGATTGGTAGGGTTGAACTGGCTAGTATTTCTATCTACCTTTTGAGCATATGGGTTAGTTTTACTCCCTTCTGAGTTATTATTAAGAGGGTTATAGTCACTGTTGTTAAAACCCAAACTAACAAAAGGTACAAATACTGCAGATGAACTTTCATAAAGAGGGTTGCCACTAAAATCAACTGTTGTTGGTAACGTGTCTGTGGTAACTTCTTCTACGGTAAAATAATAATATTCATTTCTTTGCTGTCTACCTGTTATTTTAGCAGACAATTGACCAGTAGGGTACTCAAATCGAAATGTTTCAACTTCTCTTAATGCAGCTCCTATGTTTACTCCGTTTAATGAAGAAAATGGTATAGATAAACCTTGTATATGATAAGGAGGAATAGGAACGTCGCCAGAGCCAGAAACACTACTACTATAAAGTAGGTTTAAATTTCCTGCACCGTACGATTGAGGTCTTGTTTCTATAAATTCTTGTATAGTCATATTTTATGGGTCAAAAACTGCGTAATAGTTATTTCCGTACGTATCTTCACTCTCTAGATAAATAGTTAAGGTTGTGTTTGTTGTTATTCTATTAGCATCACTACCTGTCGGGAATTGAGTGTACCATCCTCTAAATGCACTAGAATAGTTTTCATTAGCCTCTAATGTAAAGTATTCATACTCATCGTAATCATGAGTAAAGTGTAATTGAGTATCTGATAGAGAACCTACGGTTGGGTATATTACTTGAATACTTCCCGAGACTGCATCTCCTTCAGAACCTGTAGAGAATGCATGGTATATTTCTCCTAAGTATGATGCTGATATAGCAACAATACATGCAGGAGGTAAAGGTAAAGAAAGGTTAAATAAAGTTAAATCAAAAGTGACAATAGGTTGTGCTAAATCAACAAAAGGGTTGTTGGCACCAACTTCTCCGTCGGTTGAGATTACTAACGAACCACTAAACTCCCCATTGTACATAGGAGATTCATCAGTAATTGGTTTTGGTGCTGGACCAAGAGGTGTTACTATTGAACGGCCGTAATTGGTAGTATAGTTAAAACTTGAAGAAAGGTCGTATGTACCTCCTTGACTCCCTGTGATTGTACCTATAGAAATTGATTGAGAGTATTCCGGCTGAGTATAGGTTGCTGTTACTTGCTGTGCTTTACTTCTATGTAACTTATGAGATTGTATTATTGCACCTGTGTTTACTTTAGCTCTTGCAGGTAGAAATTGTTTTAGTGTTCGAAATAAGGAACTATCAAAATAGTTTAGTAACCGTATAAAACCTTTTGGACTTCTAGCATACACTAAAACGTCGTTCCAGTTAAAATCAGCTAGTTGCCACTCATCGGTTATGTCTTCCCAGTTCCAACTACCCGCCATAACTAGACGGCTAATTTTATCTAATCTTTCGTACTTAGTAGAGTAAATATCTCTAGGATCACCAATCCATTCATCTATGTCAAAACTACTTGAAATAGTAGCATCTATAAATTCGTTACTACCTCTTGATATATCGAACCCTACGTCAATTCTGTGTGTGTCGTCTGTGTATTTTTTCTCTCTATTGACTATACTAGTGTATAAAGAAAGTGTACTGCCGCTGACATTACTACCTGTATTATCTAATCTTATTTTTTCAGTACTTCCGGTGGTTGTGTAGTACTCAGGTCCAAAGAAGGTTGAACTTGAAATTATATTTCCTCCATACTGTTTAATGCTAAGTATGTTATCAGGTAAACCGTAGCAATTTATTAACGCTCTTAATCCTCTCTCTGTACCTTTAGTTTTAAGTAGGTAAGGAAGGTTGTGGTATAATCTCTTTTGTACTTCTTTTTGGTAGTTATTTTTAGGTACCGGTTGTAGGTATTCTAACTCAGTACTACCTGAATTGTATGAGGCGGAAGTAGCTACAGACATAGAAGTGATTAACTCACTTCCAGTAACTATACCTTCACCAATAAATTGTGCAAATACATTATCCGTATTTTGGTTACCTGTAAAGAGTTTTATTCCTAAACTCTCTATTGCATCTTTTACTAGATCTTTACTAACTCCAAAGTCTAACCTATTGTCACCGTCGTACTTGTCAGCAACTGCTTTAAAGTATATCCATAGATTGTCAAAATGTTGAGCAATCATATGTATAAACAGTAGATATGGTTCGTTATTTGAATCTTCTCTTACGAATTTAGGAATCGTATTTGTAAGTATGTCAAAATTTGTATTGTCGTAATTTGATGCAGATAGTACTTGTGCGTTGAAAAATGTAGATGCAGAAACATGACTACTAGGTCTGTTTATATAGGGTTTTGTAGTGTTGGATTTAGGCCAAGAGTTACTACCGCTTTCAAAATATAAAAAATTGTCGTAATGGTCAAAATTATCAACAAGGCCGTTTATCAACCCTTCATAATACTCTTTACTACCTGACACACCAGAGCCTGAATAGGAAGAAGATTCTATAGCAAGTATACTTTCTTCATAAGAGTGTATTAAATCTAACTTGTATTTAAAGTTTCTTAACCTTTCTTCAGCTGAACTATAGTGTATGAAGTTAGAAAAATCATTATGGTCAATAGATAGTTGAGCTCCTTTTTCGTTAAATAAACTTCTTAGTTCATAGTATGAATTAGTAACTGGGTAACTAAATAGGTCTGTATATGTGAAAAATTCAGTTGGGTTGTTTTTATCATCTTCAACCTCAATAGAGTAATTAGGACCTTTTAGTTCTGGTAGTTTAATTATATCGTCCTCTACTTCAGACTGTATTTCATAGTAAACACTATCGGAGATAAGTTCTTCAATATACAGTGTCGAGTTAACGTTAAACTCTTGTGGTAGAGGTTTACCTAATTTTACAACAACGGATACTTCACCATCAACAGTGAGAGTATCTATATTAATAACGGGTACTAATTTATTGTTGGAAAAATTTAATTTAAAATCAGAAAAGTAAGAGTTATCTAATAGTTTAGATTTTAACTCTCTTGTAGTTTCTACTAAAGTTTGATCAGGTAGTTCAAACGTAAGTAACCTTAGTTCTGTTCTATCACTACTTACTTCCTTGATAAAAAATTTAGATGCTACTTTAGCATCAGAATATAGGTTATCTAAAAAATTATACAGTAGCCTAACATCCCCTCTTTCGAATCCTAAATCTTTTGCATCTAATACAGGGTCAAGATAAATGTTTGATGCCCCTGTTTTACCAGCTCCTGCTGAGTTTAGTAGTTGGGTGTATTTTGTAAAATTACCGTCAGATGTTATAAGTGTGTTCTCTAGAGAATAAACATGTATTTCTAGTTTACTTGAACTTTTTACAAATAGGTTATTTACCGCAAATTTATCAACAATAGAACTTTGTTTTTCAGGTATACCAGATTCACCGGTTACAACCGAAGGATTTAGTTCGTTAATATTGTATTTGTAATTAGCCACTTATTAATTAGTGTTTGCAGTTTGTTGGGTTAATTCAAAAACCTGTTGATTAAGGTTGTTGTTTTGTTCACGTAAGTTCGCTATTTCATCTAACAAAGGTTGAATATTTTCAGTATCTCTTTCGAATTCTACTAATTTAGAACTCTCTTCAATTAAGGTAGTATGAGAATTGTCTCCTTCTAAAGGTATTTCAAAATATAACCTTCTATAGTTTTCAAAAAATTCTGAGACTCCTATTTCTGTATCCTCGTCAACAGGTTGTGTAAAAGTAGTAAAGTTATTATCTACAACTTTTTCAAACTGTTCCTTATTGTATACGGTCTTTCTTATTTTTACCTCGTTAGCCATGTCTTACTACTTTGAAGATGTTTTTATTGTCATATACTGTTGTGCTTCCGTTTATTACACTTTTAATTAACAGTCTATAATGTCTTTCAGGTTGAAAAGAATCCATATAAATATTAAAGTAACTACTGGTGTTATCTGCACTAATTTTAGTGTATATAGGATCAAAATCAACTATCATTTCTCCGCTAAATTCATCTTTAATTCCGTAGTAAGAGTTTTGAGGTAGTTTGTATTCGGTTAAGTAAATAGAACCTGTAGTGTAGGTTCTGGTTGGATATTTAGGTCTTGCTGAAATTCTAAATTTTACAACGTCACTTTCAGAATAAACTTCTTTGTTGTTCTTTATTGATATAGTTGCTACATCGGTACTTAGTTGCGATAAAGTACTAGACCATACCGTATCATTATATTTAAACTCTAAATATGGAGGAAAAATCGTATTAGTATTACTACTAAAATACTTTAGACTAATAGACTGTGTTGTGTAATTCTCATATGCATCTTCCAATTTTAGAAGTATACCGTTATTACTTAAACTACCACTGTAGTGAGAAGAAACGATAGAAGAAATATCTATATCTAAATCGTGATTGGAAGTTAGGTCGTTTAACACGCTGCCAGATACTGATGATGTGATAAAGTCTCCTCCTAATGTACTCCATTCGGTTATACCTGCATCTTTATACTTCCAACTACAACCTGTTCTATTTACAGGTGCATCGTTACCTCTACCTGTTCCATTAGTCCATGAAGATGATACAGGGTAAGCTTCAACTGTATATGAAGATGGTAACTCACTAGCATTAGCAAGTGATAGGTGTATACTAGCTGAAATACTTCCTGTAATAACGTTATTTACAGCATTTGTTATGTCAGCTGATCTAAACTGTATTAGTGTTCTATTAGATCTGCCTGTAGCTGGATCAGTTGGGTCTGGGTATCCTGCTATTTCAAGTATTTCGTCTAGACCAGCATTTCCATACAGTCCAGCAACTGTAGGAGTACTGTTTATATACGTGTCTTTTTCAGGGTAAATTCTATATACTGCCATCTTAAATTGCTGTTACTCGTCCTTTAATATCTAAATCTGGGTATTTTACCTCAAATATACACGGGTCGTACGATGGGTACACTACTCCGTCTTTAGTTGCACCTTCAGTGTCATAAGCGTACTGTGAGTAGTTACCTCCTGCTTTGTTTGATATCTTTATACTTTTGACCGTTTGTACACCTTTTACTTTATCTAATAAGGTACCTACTGCTGACAGGTTTATAGGTTGGTTAATATTTCTATTTGCTGTAGCAAAATATTTTTTTAATTCATCAGTACATCTTGTAAGTACTTCTCTTGCTGCGTAATTAGGAAGGGTGAGTACTTCATACTTTACTTCAATGTTAACAATAAACGCATCTTTTATATCTAATGCATCTGTTATCATCATGTACTGTGATAGGTAATTTTTTAAATTAGACTTAAGTGATGTAGGAGCATTTTGAAGTTTACCTTAATTGTCGTATGAAAGTACATATAAAGACAATGCTAGCGGGTTTTTATCTAAAACACTTCTATCTGAATTAGCTAATTGTTCTCTAGTTACAAACGCTTTTGCAATAGCTCCAAACTGTGTTGGCATTGATAAAGCTCTAACTGTGTAGTCATTAGTAGTTACTGTACGTTGTTGTTCTGAAAATGCTCTTAAAGCGTTTTGTCTTAGTTCTTCTGCTGTATCACCATCTTTCCCACCTGATGCTGCTTTGGAGTTGTTAACTGATAATGTGCTTTGTTTAGAAAGATCTGTAGCAGTTAAGGTACCAAAATTAGTTGTGTTAATAATTGTATTTGCAGGTACGTTTGAACTGATACCACCTCCAGTTAAGTATCTTACTGTTAGTGTTGTATTAGAAGGAGCTAATCCGTAAGTTCTAGTAAATAACACGTTAGAAGGGTCATATGCAACGTCCAACTTATTAACATGATATGCAGTTGTGAATTTTTCTATTGTAGTAGGGTCTGGTAAAAATTCATCATCCCTGGCATCAACTACTCCGGCACCAAATTGTACCTGTAGTACACCTTTTGATGTAAATCTAGATACAAATCTTCTAGGTACTCTTTGCAACTGTAGTGTGCTTTGTACTAAGTCGTTATATGTATTGGTATTGGTTTGTTCAACAAATATAGTATCTTGTGCAAGATAAGGTACTTCGTACCAAATATTACCATCACTGTCTACTATGTCTAACACTCTAATAATATCCTCATCCTCTATAGTGATTGTTTGAAATTTTTCTGCAGAGGTAATATTAAACTCAGTGGTATTAATAGTTGCAGAATATGCTTTTCTAGTCTTTTTAAGTTTAAACTGGGATGGTAAATTAGTGTCCGAATCTATAGTTTCTATAGTTACTTCAGTTGGGTCAAATGAACTACTAAAACTAAAATCGATTGCATCGTCTATTATAAATGTTGTACTATCGGCATCGTTAGCTCCAGCTATTGCTCCTCCAGAAATAAAAAGTGCTTGATTATAGTCCGGTATGTTACTACCTAAAACTGGATCTACTAATTGTGTTAGTTCTAAATCAACTTCAGATGCTGTAGTCACTCTTGGTCTATATCCCATCATATAAGCAAGGGTGTATAGATTTTCAGGGTTTTGAGCATGTTGTAGAAACGTCTCCTGTAGTTGGGTGTCCTGGTAGAATGATAATACATCTCCGAGATACGATGCCATTTCTATAAACATCATCCCAGGGGACGTAGCGGAAAAATCATTATATGTGTCCGGAAAGTACTGTTTTGAGAATTCAATTAACTGAGACTTAAAGTCAGAAAACTCTCTATTAATGTATTTTATGTCTCTTTGCTCAGCCATTACTGTTCAAAATTTATTAAAAGTTCATCTTCTATATTTGTATCCTTAACTTTGTAAGACATTGCAAATTCTACTGAATTAGTGTCCGGGTTACCTGTCGTGGATATTTCTACAACTTCAACTCTAGGAAAATAAAATTCTAGGTCTGCTCTTATTATAGCATCTATTTGTGTTACTTTGTTTTGAGTAAGGTTTTCAAATAGTAAATTTTGTAAATCATTACCAAATAAAGGGTTTAGGTATCTTTCACCTTTTGCAGTTAGAAAGTAATTGATAAGATTGTTTTTAATGGCGTCTGCTGTAGTGTATGTTGAGTTAAATACAGCTAAACCACTAAATGGTAGTTTTACACCAACAGCTTTTCTTGGTTGTAAATCTAACGGGTCAATCTTTTTTACTTCAAATGGCATAATTAAAGTCCTCTACTTTTATCTTTTTTCATAGATGCATCAAAAACGGCTTTAGCTTTCGAAACAAAGTCTAATTTAGTTATGTCAATACCGGGCATTGGTCCAGAATTTTCTGTCAATCCCATACTACCGGCCATAGATTTTGCAAAATTTGGTTTAGTAACCTGTCCTGCATTTGCAAAATTTCTAGCGTCATCACCGCTCATTGTGTTGGCAGTTTGTTGCAGCATTTCGTCTAAAGTTGCACTTTTACCTATAGACCATTTTTTAGGTTGGTATTTAGGTACTTCCTGCATTTTAGTTGGAGTAGAAGCATACTTAACTGCTTCATTCATTACTTCTTGTAACTCCTCCTTAACTGCAGCTCTCACTTCTTCTCTTATAATTTTTCTAAGTTGATCGAGTTTCATATATATAAATAGTTTGGTTAAGAAAGTTGATTATCTAATCTGAATTTTAATTCATCTAAAAGTACTTTAGTTGATGAACTAAATGATTTTGGTCCTTTTAGAACTGTTGCACCTAATTTATTTTTGGCTATTGCAAACCTTCTTGGTGCGATAGAAGGTGAAGTAGGGTCAATTTCAATTGCTAATTCAAACACCTCTCCGTTTGGTGCAGTATAGGATAAATCTGGGTTATCTTTTTTCTCTACATCTGGTGTTGTTTTTACTGTGTCTAAAAATTCTTTAATAACAGATTTGACATCATCAGATATTTGCGATGTGCCGTTTAAAGTAGTTAGTGCGGATAAAAGATTATTGTCAGCATTACTTTGTACTTCGTCTCTGTTTAACTTGTTTTCTGTGTATCTGTTGTAGTCTCTTAAATTACCACTTCTATCAAACTCTAAACTTTCAAATAAATTAGCACCTATATTAGAAAAAATATATTGTCCATCCTTGTCTATAATATTTAAATCTTTTAACGTTTGTTCTCTTAAATTACCTCTAAGTACTTCTCTTCTTAAAACTCCTTCTAATCTACATCCGTTAAGTACTGTCGACACTCTACTAAGTATTCTACCGTACATTTGTAAATTTACCTGAGGTGTTTGAACAACTGCAAGTATTCCTGCAGCATCGTCTTTAGATTGTTTTATTTTTTCTTTTGCAGCATGTAGTAAATCTCCTTGAATAGATGAAAATCCAACAGGTAATCCAAACCCAGGTGGTACTGATTGTGGAACTGCTAAAAGTTTAATCAATCTAACTACTGTTTGTATAGTTTGGGCGACGGTTAAAATAGTAGAAGCAAGTTTTTTAAACTTATTTACCCTTCTGGATATACTGTTTATATTTCCGCTTACAGCGTTTACTTTCTGAACTAGTCTTTGTGTTGTCGGTAAACTAGGGCATGCTTCTCGTCTAACCTTCTGTATAGTGTCGTTTACTAGTGCGTAAACTTTATCACTAAGCTGTCCTTGTAGTTCGCCAACAAGTTTAGCAATCCCTGCAGTTACTTTCGATTCTGGTATATTAACGTATGGCATTACTCAGTGAATACTTTTTTAGAAGTTAATAGTTTAATTTGGTTTTTTAAAGCTTTTACAGCCGGTAATAATGATGTCGCTGTTGCTACAGCAGTTGCAACGTATGCCGGTGGTGGTGCTGGTTTACTTAATGTTTGTAGTAGAGTATCCAAATTATCAACTAGATTTGATAACCAGTCTTGAGTGGTTTGCCCTTTTAGTACTGGTTCGTCTTCTCTGTTTAAAGCTACGGTGCCTAGGTATATTTTCTTTCCATCTAAGGAAACCATATTATCTCCGTCTATATGTACCTCTTTAGATGCTAGTCCAATATAACTATCAGCTGCTATAAATGCACCTTCTTCTTTAGCATTAAAGAATAACCTACCTCCATTTATTAATACTTGATCTCCTTTATAGTTACTAGCAAGTTCAGCCGGTTCTTTCCAGGAATTAGTAGTTGTGTTTGCTTCAATAAGTGGGACTGTATGATCTGAAACCATATAAATAGAAGAACCGTCTTCATTGATATCTTCAGATGAAAGAGTGGTTCCATCATCTGGTTCCTTCATATTGTTCTTTACTATAATGAAAGGTTTACCATTATCTGCTTCTTCTGTTAGTGTGTTAAATTTATGTTTGGTACCACCTAATCTTATTGTATTACCATGTCTTCCAGAAATCAATAAATCACCTGGATAGGTTTGAAGAGGGGCAACTTTATCATTTTCATCAAAATCTTCTCCAAAATCAACATCACTGTTACCGCTTTGAGACGTATCTGGGTAAGCGTTATGGTTGGGATGGTTCCAAATGTTAACTGGAGATAGCCAATAGTTTTTGGTTTGTAGTGAATTTAATGTTCTATTTTCTGAAGGAAGAGATGTTATAATGACTATTTCATTTTTGAGAGGTAGTTGGGTTAGTGCTGCACTTCCACAGTAAGCAAATGGTAATATACTGTCTTCATCTTCGTTGCTTGTTTTTGATAGGTCTCTATACACCACCCCATTTATGGCTTGGGAGCGACCAAATTCATCCCAATAGGGACTTGATTCATCCAATACAACATCAACTACTCTTCCGAATTTAAAAGTTGGAGCAGCACCTTTGCCAGCAGCAACTGCTACAGCTTTAGAAAGTAAACCACCGCCAAAATTAAACATCTTCTTCTTCTGATTGTTCTGTTACGTTATCGATTTCTTCAGAAATTTGTTCTGATTCTTCTAAAAGATCTTGTAATGAATCAAAATCAAACATATCACCTCCGTTATCTTTTGCTTGAGCAGATTCTATACGTTGGATTATAGTTGCAAGTTTGATAAGTTGTTCATCATTCTTTACACCTATTTCCATATACTCCTTAATCATAGGGACAATAAGAGTAGCGTCTCCAATGTTTTCAATAAGAGGTTTTAGTTCACCAATTAATCCTTTGACTTGATTTCTAGTATTAGTAGAATTAGAATGTATCTCAGAAAATAAATCTGATAGAGTCTTTCCGTCGAATATTTCTTTATCTAAACTCATTAGTTTTCTTTTATATAAATAGACTAACGTAATTTATTGACGATATGACCGTTTTCGTATAAGGTTATATACTTTGAATAAAAATCATCTTTGAGGGTTGTAACTACTCGAGTTAGTAGTGGGGTTTCGCAATTTGTAATCTCCCGTATGTATATGTAAAGTGCTTTTTTTCTAAATATTTCTATATCATTCCTTGTTTTAAATATAGTAAGAACAGCATCTGCTATCTTCTTTTCTACGTCTTTAGCAAACATTTCATCTAACTCATCATACATCTTTATAACCCACCTGTCTATAAAGTCACTTAGTGTGATTGTATGTTTTGATGTTTCCTGTACGTCAAAAGAATCGTCATCATAGGAATCCTCAATATCTGAAAATTGACCGATTTTTTTAAGCTTCTTATAATTTTTATTGTTGTAATTGATAAGCCAACGTTTCACAATAGTACCAAAATACGAGTATGCTTTTGCACCATTGGTTGGGTCAAATTTCATTATTTTTTGCTCAAGTAGTATAGAAACTATTTCATGCTTTAAATTCTCTATTTGATCAACATCTGTGTAGTAAAACTTAAAAGTATGTATAATATTTTCTGCTAACTTGTAAAAAGGGAAGTATATATGTTCCGTAAATATTTTATTACGGTAGTTATCATCCGTCGAATTGTTGTATTTCACTATATACTCTTCAGTCTCTGAAGTAAAGTAATTAGCTTTGCTTTTTTTTCTGGGCATTTGTAAATCGGTCTAGTTCGTTTTGAACTTGTTTCATTTGTTCGAAAAAATAACCGACCTCATCATCTGATTCAAAAACCCCACGTTCATCAAGACTTTTAAGGTGCATTTGTGAATCTACTATTGTTGATTGGATATCTTCCAATGTTTTTTGTAAATTTTCTACTTCGTCTTCGTATTTTTCAACTTTTATTAGTAGATTCCTTAAAATATAAGTGAAAAGTACCAGGATACCAACTGCCCCTGCTAAAATAATATAAAAAGTAGTGGTAGAAACAACCATTCTATAAGTTTTTCAAGGTGTTGGCTAAAGAATCTGAAGAATTTACTCTTTTACCTGTTGTTGACTGTGTTTTTTGTACTGTAGGTTGGGTGGAACCACCGTTTCTCTTCCACATATCGTATTCCACCTTGGAAGCAAGAAAATCTGCACTGTGTAGAACTGATATAATCGATGTTTTTTGACGAGAACTTTCTTGATAACTAAAAAAGTAAGCTTTATTAGCTTCATCAAACACTCCGTCATGTAATCTTATAGCTAAAAACTCTTTTTGACTAACTGGAATACCGAATTTCTGTAGTACAAACAGGGAACGGTCTGGAATAAGCATAAAATCTAAGTCTGAGTTGTTAGTATACATCTCTGATAGTTTATCTTGACGCCATTTGTCGGTCTGAGGTAGGTAATTTACTTTTTCTCCATCACCTAGCTTACCTAAATCGTGAAATAATGCGGCAAAGACTAGTTCTTCCTCGGTGTAATCTACTGTTCCACCCATCTCCTTGTATAACCTTGACTGCTTTACCGCATATTCCACTACTCTATTAACATGGTCAACATACCCACCTTGAAAAGCATTATGGTACCAAGACTTTCCACTAGCAGGAGCTAATGCATAATCTTCTTGATACGAATCTATCATAGATAAAACCTTATCCTTACGTTCGGTAATATAAGTTTCTACTATTTTTAAGTGTTTTTCGTAGTTCTTTTGGATGTTCTCCTTTGACAATGCCATATTAGATTATATTTATTTAATTATTAATATATATTTATATACTTATATATTATCTTATATCCTATATTTTATATATTATAATAATATAAATTAAGATAATAATAATTTTTTTAAGAATCAACTATTCCACAATAAATTTTTCAAAATAGTCTTCCTTTAACACGGAATAAGACCCTGCCTCCCATAAAACCCTCATTGCAACCGTAATCGTATCTCCAATCATTTGTGGTATAAATGGACCTAATACACGTCTACTGGTTAACTTATCTCCTGACTGTCTAAAGTAAATACCTGTAGATTGTGCTATATTGACTTCTATACCTGCAAACTGGGTAAGTGATATGTCTACAAATTGATCCGGAAGTGGATTACCTTCTTGGGTATATAGACCGGTGAACGGTTTAAATAAAGGTACGGTCATGACTAATGTATCACCAATCACCCAAGAGGTATCACTATCAAATCTTGCTTCAACTACTGATTCACCGTTGTATCTCAACTGTTCAACGATAGGACTTGCTTCAACATCGATTATAAAGTAAGGTAAATATTGTCTACTCCAATCTAACGGTATATGATAATAACCGTTTTCATCAGCTTGAGTAGGAAATATCATTCTAGCATCACAATCTCCGGTGGTGCACGTATCGACAGGAAGAGGGTCTATAGTACATGAAAAGACGCTCGCCGCAGCGCAAAAAAGCGCAAGCTGCCTCGCAATTTTTATTCTAAACATAACTTAAATATATATCGTTAATCTCCTCTTGGACCTCCCCTACCATTTTACTCACTTGTTCTACCGTAGTATCTCCTATCACATAACCTTCAGTATCATCAAGAGTAATATACAGTGTTATATTATCATATAAGGCTGGTGTTCTTAATACGATTGTATTATTATCTTCTACGTCATGAACTGAAGTAGGGTATCTGAATGTTAATCGTTCTAAGACGAGGTCTCTTATCTGAGGTATATCGGTAGACTTTGAATATGACTTCATTTTATTTATTTTATTTTTTGAGCAGACTTTTGTTAAAGAAGTGTCTGCAACTCCTATCACTCATTTGTCTCACAGTATAATTGTCTAGAATTTTATGCTGCTTGATCAAATAAGCTCAATTGTATATTTTTATTATCAATCTTATAAGCATTTTGAATCTTTCTTGTAGGTAAGAACTTATTACTGCTCCAATCTAATACCTCTCCATCTTTAACAGTTAAAGCATGATTGGCTACCGTTACCAAATAAGTACCTTTAGGATGACTCTCTATAAAGCTTTTAAGAGTTTTCTTTCTCCATACTATATCTCCATATAACTTATATTTGTTCTTAGTATGAGTTTTACCTAACACTGTAACGCTATACGTTTTATTACCTATAGTCATTCCTTTTTCCTCATAATTGAACATTTGAGCTATAATATTCTCAGTAGGAGTACCTTTTTTATCAGGTCTACCAAAGTTAACTTTAGCTTTTTCATGAGCTACTTCATAAGCACTACCGGTAGCAACCGCTAACGCTCTAACAAAACAGTCATTCTTCTCGTTTTTTGCAAGTTTCGAATTAAAGGACGAATAAGCCTCATTTACATTTAAATACATAACCTTTATTATTAATTTCTATACCTTAATATAGGCATAAATTTTCGGACTCACAACTTTAAATGTGGTTATTTTTACTTAAAAAAGTGTAGTTACTTGCAACTACATACCTATTTTTATTTGACCCATTAGGATGTGATTTATGTTTCAACCTACCGCTAAAAATTAACACGTCATTAGTTTGAACCGGTATCTCTATATACTCCTGTGTTATAGGGTTGAGTATCAATAGAGAACTACTTACATCGTTACTATCAACACTAACATATCCTGAAGATACTACAGTGCTGTCTAAATGACTATGTAAGTTAACAAACGCCCCTGGTGGGTATTCATTTACCCACATTCTATTTAACGTTACCTGTTAGTTAAAAAGGGTGTATATTTGTTGAAGTATGAAACGTTTATACTGTTCCCATAGTGTATTAGTATCTTCTTTTATATCCGGTGTTGAGTTAACTGGGAATAACCTGGTAGAACTTACATTATACCCTGCAAAATGTGATGGATCTACTACATTTAGAACTTCATTCCACCATTTGGTAAACACACCACCGTAGTCGAAATCAAACGTCAACTTGTAGACCACATCAGAACCTACGTTATATTGCATTATTTTTGACATTTTGCCTTAATTTTTCCCTATCTAATCTATAAAGATTTTCATAAGACATACAAGGTACCTTAATCATACCTGATAATCTCTTTAACCATTCATCACAAAGTAGTATATATGTTCTATCTTGCTCATAACCTGGCCGTCTTTTATACTCATAAAACTCATTAACTGGTAAGTTATTCTTACTATGGTAAAAAAACCAGTTCCAACTTTCTATTTGCTGCTGAAGATTCTCTCTTCTTAGTAAAATAACCTTATCAAAGTTAGTTACATATTGACGGTAAAATGGTATAGGGTTGTTTTTATCCTCTCCTTCTGGTACTTGATCTATAATACATTTAACTATAGAATTATCTTCAAAGTTATAAGGTTTACGGTTTCCTTTAAAATTAAATGGCTCTGGGTAAATGTCTAACTGCAAGTATCTTTTTAATCTACTGGCTAACTCACTACTACCTGATCTAGGAGTTGCAACTATAAGTATCTTCATATCAAATTAACTGTAACTTTTTAGTAGTATTTTTTAAAAGGTTTACATACTTTACAATTAGAGCACATTTTTCATATTGTTCTAATCTTTCATAATACATTAAAAAGTCTTCCATAACTTGAATACTCTTTGATAGTTCGTAAGACTCTCCTATCTCAAACTGTATGTCTTTAATGTCAATTCTTTTTAAATATCCAAACAGTTTATTAAAGTATTTGTACTTAACCATTTGTCGAGAACTTTTATACTGCTTGGGGTATTGGTACATATACATTTGATCCATTATTGTATAGTTTTCTAACCCTCTTACAACCATATTGATAAGCACATAAGGATTATTAAGAACATCTTCCATATTGTGTTCCTTGTAAATCTGCTCATCACCTTGTTCAAAGATTGAAAATAATGTATTTGGATCTATCCTATTCATTTTATATAAATATAAAACTTATATATGTAACCTACTACTAGGCTTTTGAATATACTGATCCAAACCTATTTCTAACATGTATCGTATTACCTGTTTTTTGTTTGACTTATAAACTGATGCGTTAAGGTAAGTTGTGTTGGTATGAATACCCCATAATAGTAAACCTAAAAAACTTCTATGACCATTAGGAGACCAATGACCATCAGGATACTCTCCATCACTCCATGTAGACATATTTTCAAATAGTTCCCATAATGTGTAATCCCACATATAAAACTTGACACCTAAATTATATAAATGGTTTCCAAACTGTGTTACTGCACCTACGTAATAATCTCTTTTTAAATCAGCATACTTTTGTGGAAATGTTAATAGTTCATAAAACTTAAAAGCAACGTTTATTTGTTCTTCTGTTATACCAGTTTCTTTTTTTAGGTGTTCTATATAATCTAATCTCTTTTCCTGAATGTGTTCTAAAAAGAACCCTCCTGTAAGGTTTAAATCTAACGTAATATGTTTTTTATTCTTTTTTAAAGGTACAGATACTCTTGCCCATTCGGTTAACCCTACAACTACCATGTCTCCTTTTTTTATAGTTGGTAGAGCTTTCATAAGACTTACACTAATTAACTCATTACTAGCACCTGCTACAGCATGATTTACTACTTTATAACCTTTTATGTTTTTGTAAAAAGCAAATTGACTATATGATTTATACGTCTTAGGTACATGAGGAGGAGTGCCTTGTTCTATATCTACTCCTACTCCTGCTGAAAAACTATCACCGAAAATATGTAAAGTATTGGACATGGGTGTTATATACTAAAATTTCTCCCCGAATTTTCCCCGGTTATTTTAGGTTCTTACATAAATAGTTCTTATATTATAGTATGAGTCAAAGCTTTATCATTAGTGCCGTAGTATTTGTCATAGTAATGGTTATTTTCCATATGGTGAAAGATATCATTATTAGACAACACAATATAACTCCAGATATAAGATCTAAGATAAATAAGAGATGGTTAATAAGCACGGCTATAGGCCTTATTGTACTATATCTACTATATGCAAGAGAAGGACCGTGAGGTAAACGTTATACCAATATATAAATATATACATATATATTGACTATATACCGAAAAATCATCATCTCGATGGGATTGAGTATGGCAAAAGCCTGCAGACTACCAACCTCTTAGGGAACATTACTGGCAGTGTGCTATCAACGTTAGATCAACCCGATATAGGAGTGACCAAAAGGGGATGGACTTTTCCGGAAGGAGACTTTATACGAACTACTTTACATTACTCCACCTAGCAAGGACAAAAGATCCATAAGGCGGCATAGAGTAAATAGAACACTCCAGCTATAAACAATACATCCCATATATAAGGCAGATACTTATTCATATTATATACTTGTATATGTTACACCATTAACATCTATATAGGCATCTATTCTATCTAGTAGTTATTAAGCTCATCTATCATAGAGGCTGGCACGGTAGATATACTCTGTAGATTACTCTGAAGACTATTATACCAATACCCATCAAAGAGGCCATATAACTGGTTGGCTGTCTCATGACCTATACCATCATAGTCATATCTATCTACCATA